GAAAGTAGATAAAGAACAATACTTCACAGATAGAAACGACTCACAGAGATTGATAGGGTTGTTGAATCTGGATGATTATGATAGGATAATAGAACCATCTGCAGGAGATGGGGCATTTTCAGACTACCTTCCAGACTGTGTTGCAATAGACCTAGACCCAAAGAAAGACCATATTATCAAACACGATTTTCTGGAGTGGTATCCAGATATGGGTCATCAAAAAACTTTGACTATCGGCAATCCTCCTTTCGGAAGAAATGCTAAAATAGCAAGACTATTCACCAGACATGCCTCAGTATTCTCAGATACTATTGCTTTTGTTCTTCCAGCTCAATGTAAACGAGAAACTTGGATAAACCATTTTCCAGAGTATTTTCACTTAAGACACTCAGAAGATTTTTTCTGTCATGTAAAATGTGTATTTCAAATCTGGGATAGAAAAGATACGAAGAGACCAAAGATAGAAAGACGGTCATCTCATTCAGACTTTGAAATCCATCACAGACATTTGAGTAGAACGGATGACCGTCCTAAAGCCGATTTTGTTATTGGTCAGGTTACAGGGAAAGTATTAGATACAGATAAGGTAACCAAAGGTTCACAGTATTTTATTGTGGACAAGACAACTGACAAACGAGTCAGGAAACGAATGGAAAACTTTGACCTAGAAGATTATAAGAAAAAGTCTATTGGTGCAGTTTCTATTTCCCAATCGGAGTTAATACAATTATATGATAAATGAAACTATTCATAAACATTGGAGAGACTGGTTAGCAGTTGTCTATATTATTATTTGCCTGTGGGATTTTATTATTGGAGCAGCATGGTGGAACCTCTCTATTCAAAGTATGTTTTTAGATTGCCTATCCAGTGGACGAGCAGATCAAGCAACCTGTTTCACTAATGTTCCCGGCCCTTGGGCGCCTTACACACTACAAAATGGTGGAATGTTTCACGTAGCTATGGGAGCCATCTTAGGTGCTGCAGCTTGGAAACGACACGAAGAACAACACGAGAGAAATGTGTCTGAGGGTAACTCATAATATCCGCCACATTTCCGCCACTCTCAAAGTGGCGGATAAATGACGGAAAACATTTCTACTTGACAAATAACCAATCCGTGATATAATAAATATAAAAATGAAAAGCCCTAAATACACATTGAAGGTGCCTGAGGGAACTTATTCCGAAGACACTTTAGTTCGTTTGTTTCTCACAGTCGTGAGTCACAGACTGTCCCACTTCTTCAAAGGAGAAGGTTTTCGGGACTAGACATTGCTCAATTCAGAGGATGTCTCTTTTTAACACTGCCTAATAGGAGTGAATATGCATACTACTACAATGAACTGGTCCGCACACCTACCCACAGAATTCAACAAAGCACTGGAACAAGCCGTAGGGTTTGAGTCCATGTTGAATCGACTTTTTACCCAACCCACCGCTGGTGGCGGGTATCCTCCATACAACCTGAGAAAAGAAGGTGAATACACCTACGTTCTTGAACTGGCTGTCGCTGGTTTCACGGAAGACCAACTTGAGGTCACTGTTGAGGACGGAACTCTCACAGTAGGAACAGTCAAAGCACTGGAACCTGCTGAACTGGAGTTTGTGCACAAAGGAATCGCGACCAGAGCGTTTTCCCGCAAATTCACACTTTCGGATGACTTAGTAGTCGAGTCAGCAGACTTGAAGAACGGTATGTTAACTGTCCGTATGGAACGAATAATTCCAGAAGACAAAAAAGCTCGCATCATTAAGATTGGTGAGGGAACATCAAAGCCGAAAGGTAAGAAACAACTTCTCCAAGAAGAGAAGTAATTTGTTGGGGGCTGAAAAGCCCCCTTACTAAGGAGAGAATGAATATAAAAATATCTAAAAACTTTTCACTAAACGAATTGACTAAGTCCTCTACCGCAACGAGACTTGGTATTGACAATACGCCAACCGCGAACCATTTGGTTCCTATGACCGCTTTGTGTCATAAAGTTCTCCAACCTATTAGAGAGACTTGGGGTGTCGTTTCTGTCAATTCATGCTACAGGTCACCCGCCCTAAATGAAGCTGTCAAAGGAAGCAAGTCCAGCCAGCATTGTAAAGGTGAAGCGGCTGATGTGGAATGTATCGGTGGAATAGACAACGATTTACTTGCTACATGGATTGTAAAGAACCTTGAATTTGACCAACTTATTCTAGAATATTTTGACCCAGAAAAGAATGACCCAAATGACGGATGGGTACACGTATCCTATTCACATGACGGAAACAATAGAGGAAAGGCTTTGCTAATAAATAGTAAGAGCAAAGGCTACCAACCTTGGGAACCTACCAAAGACCACATCAAACGTTTAAAGGAGATTAGCTGATTTGCATTTTTACACAAACGTAGTAAAAATCGGTGAACGAATCTGCGTCAGGGGAGTTAAGGACGGAAAGAGATACAACAAGACGATTCCAAAATACTCCCCTACACTTTACATTTCAGATACGACTGGTAAATCAGAATGGAGAACCGTTGACGGAAAACCAGTCTCCCCACTAAAATTCGAATCGACACATGAACTCCAAACGTGGAGAAACAAACATTCAGGTATTGAAGGGTTTGAAATCTACGGATATGAAAGATGGGTTCAACAATGGATGACTGAGAATTTCCCAGAGGAAGTTCAAGTCGACTATGACCAATTTAATACTTGCTTCATTGATATTGAGGTATCTTCAGACGAAGGTTTTCCAAGAGCTGACAAAGCGGAATGGCCTATTGTAGCCATCACGTGTTATCTCAACGATGTCTATCATGTCTGGGGAAATCAAGATTACACGCCTTCAAGACATAACGTTCAATACAAAAAGTTTGAGTCTGAAAAAGAGTTGATGCATGACTTTGTCATGTGGTGGAAGTCCTCAGAGATAGATATTATCACAGGATGGAACACACGTTTCTTTGACCTTCCATACATTTGGAATCGTTTGAACAGACTGTTTGGTGATGATAAGATGGCGATGAAGTTGTCGCCTTGGAATCGAGCTTACAAGTCGATGGTTCAAATGGGTGGTCAACATCTTGAAGAGGTGACCATTGAAGGAATCAACGCACTTGACTACTTAGAAATCTACAAGAAATTTACTTACACGGCCAAAGAGTCCTACAGACTGGACGCTATCGCACACGAAGAACTTGGCGTAGGTAAACTTTCATTTGACGAGTATTCAAGTCTTTACACTTTACATAAACGAGACTATCAGAAGTTCATCGACTACAACATCAAAGATGTGGAACTCGTTGTCCAGATGGATGAGAAGAACAGGTTCCTAGAAAACGCTGTTATTCTTACAGTCTCAATGAAGTGTAACCCGAACGCTTGTTTCTCCCAGATGCAAATGTGGGACAACAAAATATATGATTATCTCTGGAGGAAAAAAGTAGTAACTCCATTGAGAACGACCTATGAAAGAACAGAGAGTCTTGGCTCTGTAGAAGGTGCGTATGTCAAAGACCCTCACGTGGGAATGCACGAATGGGTTATGTCATTCGACCTTAACTCACTCTATCCTCATCTCATCATGCAATACAATGTTTCATTTGAGAAGAAGATAGGGATGACTCCTTCTCCGCCTGGCGTTCAAGCAATGCTGGACAGGGAATATAAACTTCCAGAAGGGGTAACTGTCACACCAAACGGTGCAATGTTCAAGACTGACAGTCAGGGATTCCTCCCAGAAATCTTGGAGATGTTCTACAATGACCGAGTAGTATTCAAAAAGAAGATGTTGGAGGCTCAGCAACTTTACGAAAGAGATAAAGACCCTGCAATCCTCAAACAGATATCCTATTACCACAATATGCAGATGGCTAGAAAGATATCTCTCAACTCAGCCTACGGAGCTATTGGTAATGAGTTCTTTCGATATTACGATAGAGACATTGCTGAGGCCATCACTCTCGCGGGTCAGTTATCGGTCAGAACGGCGGAAAAAGTAGTCAATGAGACTATGCAGAACATGCTTGATTCTAAGCAGGATTTCATCATAGCCGCCGATACAGATTCTATTTATGTCAACTGTGGACCTCTGGTTAAAAAGACCTATGAGGATTTACCTTTTGATATGACTGATAAAGACCACGCTATGGTTCAGAACAAAAAGGCTATTGTCAAGTATCTGGACAAGGTAGGGTCAGGTCCCATCCAACAACTTTTGGACAGGACATATCAAGAGCTCTTTGAATACACACAAGCGTTTCAACAGAAAATGGTTATGGCTCGTGAGGGTATTTCTGACCGTGGAGTGTGGACAGCAAAGAAACGATACATTCTAAATGTATGGAACAACGAAGGTGTTCAGTATGAAACACCAAAGTTAAAAGTAATGGGAATGGAAGCAGTCAGGTCATCGACTCCTGAAATATGCAGGAACAAGATGAAGGAAGCTTACAACCTTATTATGACAAGGACTGAGGAAGAACTACAGCAATTTAATAAAACTTTCAAAGAGGAGTTTCATTCGGCTCCAGTTGAAAATATTGCATTTCCTCGTTCAGTGAAGGGACTACAAAAGTATGGTTCCAAGAATGATATTTATAAACAAGGATGTCCCATTCATGTCCGTGGGTCACTTCTCTACAACCATCATTTGAAAGAGAAGAAATTGGACAAAGCCTTCGCTAGAATTCAAGAGGGTGAAAAAATAAAGTTTGTTTATCTACAAATGCCAAATCCCATTCATGAGAATGTTATCGCGATGGTCGATGGTCTTCCAGACGGACTTGGATTAGATAAATACGTAGACAGAAACCGTATGTATGAAAAAACCTTCTATACGCCGCTTTCGGAATTGGTGGAAAAGATTGGGTGGAACCTTGAAGAGACCACTACGCTGGACGCATTCTGGGCATAACAACTTGACATACCCGCCATTCAATGGTATAATACACGTAACAGTTCAACATCCCTATCAAGAAAATACTCACATTGAGTATGATCTTAAGTCATGGGATGGGATGCTGGAATTTTTTAATAATCAGCCACACAACTGGAGAGTTTTGGAGATGAAGAAAATATGAGTTATTTAAAGGACTTAGTAAAAGTAACAGGAAATGAATATGCAAGCCTTGTACAAGATGGTGTGGGAACAGGTGATGTTACCCACTTTATTGACTCTGGTAGTTATGCTCTTAATGCTCTCGTTAGTGGTAGCATCTATGGTGGCTTCGCAGGAAACAAAGTTACAGCGATCGCTGGTGAACAGGCCACTGGGAAA